GGCTTCTTTACTACAGGTGTTCTAGTAACAGCACCTCCTGGAGTACCAGTAAGGAAACCGGGTCTTTTATCTGAATTAAACATTGTATTCCTCTTCAGGGTTGGACTCTTGAGTAGATACTGTACTAATACCATCAGAGTTGACAGCTACGGTGGAATTCTTAGGTGGCATGATAAAGATGTTCTGGGTCTTAGCACCAGAGCCTTCGCTAGATTCCTTAGGTTTAACGTTTGCTCTATCAAGGATTTCTTTAGCAGCTTTTAGAATGTTAGATGCTCCGGGTTTAAGCCCGTCTTCTAGAACAGAGAGAATACCAGAAATAGCTTTAGGAGAATTTAGAGCCATCTCGTTGATCGAGTACTCTACGATCTCATCCTTAAGAGTAGCTAGGATATCCTTACGAGTAGTCGTAGGAGCATAACCAGCGATTCTTAATGCTTGGGCATAATTACCTTTAGCCTCACCAAAGAGGGCTTCTAGGAATTTCTTTTGTCTGTCGTCTAGGGTCTTGTTACTCATGAGGAGGTCCATACTTTAGAAACACTTGAATTGGAAGGTCTATGTAGTCTCCAGGAACAGGAGGGGTAATTTGCCAATCAGTAAACTGGTCAAGAGAGACTTCTTCATTACGATAGATATCCTTAGCTAGGGTGCAAATGTGATTCCCGTCAGCATCTAAGATTTTATAACCCTTAGGTGCAAATACCGGAGAAGGGTCTAATATGGTATATTCCTTGAGCATTGATTCCCTACTCATTCTACACTCCAAGTATTCATTTCTTTAATCTTCCATTTCCCAGGAGTCACTTGGGACTTCTTAAGTTTTTGAGGAGGAGTCCCTTCTCTCATGTTTTTAAATCTCATAGACTTCTCTTCTGGGTAACGATTCTTCATAGATTGGATAGCATTGTCAATGACCCCAGGAGTTTGTCTCTTAAGAGGAGTCTTGTCAGTAAGATAAGGTGATGTAGATGCTCGATCCTCAAGAACCATTTTGGTGATGGCTTTCTTATCATCCTGCTCACGTTTGTAGTCAGCTCTATCCTGAGCATTAGTTTTAGGGTCTACTACTGAAATATTCTTAGAGACCCGTCTTCCTTCAGTCTTCATTTAGTTACTCCTGTTAGGATTATTACAGAGTCCTCTCAAAAGAGGATGTTAACAAGATTTTCTTAAGATTTTTTAAAATTCAAAGCCGTCATTACTTAAGTATTATTCTTTAGTAACGCTTAGGTGTGTGACACCTAGGTGGGATACTAAGTTAGCCTCGTTCGCATCTAATTAAATCATGCCTTAACTATACTTGCAAACCTAGGCCATGCGCCAATGAGCATTTCTCGAACGAAGTGAAGAGAACTCTTCGACCTAAGTATCATTGCAGCCTACCTAGGAGTAGTTACGCATGTTATACTTTTTTCTCTCTTTTCTTTTACAATTATACCGTCTGTTGAAAAGGCTGTCAAGCCCCTAAAGTGGGTTTTATGCAAATATTCCTGTTGACAAGTACGATTTATTATGAAACACCCTAAGAATTAGCCACTTTTGACATGATTCCGCCATAATTACAGAGAAGAGAAGAGTTAACAGATGAAAAACTACTGAAATACATCCAGTGTGTATGATCACTATGTAGCCCACCCCCCTGTCACTCATCCCCTGGGTGTATACCATAGTATTCTCGTAAGTATTCTCTCAAGTAATCAGCAAGTATTACTCCAAAGTAATTCAAATAAAGTAATAATATCAATGACTTAGCTAGCAAGTAGAGTCAAAACAAAGGAAAGTCTTGTTAAACAATGAACAGTTTTGAAAAAGCATTTGCTTCTGCTCGTAAGTCAGGTAAGAAAGAGTTTTCTTGGAATGGTAAGCAGTACAATACTAAACTAAAAGAAGATGCACCTAAGGCCAAGTACGCCAGTACACCTGAGAAAGGTCCGATTCCTGAACCTCGTCCTTTCCGTGGTGAAGCTACTACTTCTCGTAAAGTGCCTAGTGCTTCTGTTCCTAAAAGTAATACTCCCCCTGTAGCTGTCGGCTATCGTAAAAGTAACCCCTCAGTTGGGTTTCTTCCAACTAAAACCGTAGACAAGACTGCTAAAGCCGCCCCTGCTAAAGAGGAGTCTTGGAGAGATACATTCAAGAAGGTAAACAAAGGAATGGGCGTCCTTAGTGGAAAATACTCCAGAGACTAAGCAAAAGAAACCTCTGGTTTCGCCATTAGAATTGACTCCTGAAGAACTCTTAACAAGATACCCCCCTGTTAGACTACTTGGGGGACGTGGGCCGATTATGTACTCAGGTTATTCTGAGAGGCTCCACGGGAAAGGAGGTGATCCAGATCTACTGTATCCAGAACCTTATTCCTGTTACATTTTTGAACAGACGATGGATCAACTGGATGCAGGTGCTAGCCTAAGAGATGCTGCCGCATGGATGACATCTCAAGGGTTGACTTCTTCGTATGTAAATTTAAAAAAACTATGGGACAAATACCGTCCTGATCATCATAAACCTAATCGTCCTCAGTCCCTGAAAATCTCTCCTGCTAAGCAAAAATTGTTGAATGAAAAAAGAGCCTTAGCGAAAAAAGAACGAGAGATCAAGAAGAAGATCCAAAAGGTAGAACAAAAACGAGAGAGGTTATCTAAACCGTCAACTCGTAAAGAACCTATCATAGAGACTAAACCAGTTGTTGACTCTTATGACCATACAGTCATCTCTTCTCTGTTAACTCCACAGCAACAGGTTCTTTTCCAACCCAACCCTGGACCTCAGACTGAATACCTAGCTGCTTCTGAACAAGAAGTCCTTTATGGTGGTTCTGCTGGTTCTGGTAAATCCTATGCTACTATTGCAGATCCTATGAGGTATTTCGATAATAAGAACTTCAATGGTCTAATCCTACGTAGAACTAATGACGAACTCCGTGAGCTGATCTGGAAATCTAAAGAACTGTACCCCAGGTTATTTCCTGGAGCCAAGTTCGCAGAACAGAAATCATCTTGGTCTTTTCCTGCTGGTGGACACCTCTGGATGACTTATCTCGAAAGAGACGATGACGTTATGCGTTATCATGGTCAGGCTTTTAGTTATATAGCCTTTGATGAGTTAACCCAGTATCCTACTCCATTTGCTTGGAACTTCATGCGTTCTCGCTTACGTACAACAGACCCTGAACTCCCACTGTTTATGAGAGCTACGACTAACCCCGGTGGTCCTGGACACGGTTGGGTAAAGAAGATGTTTATCGATCCTGCTCCACCTAACCAAGCATTTCCTGCTACTGATCTGGACACAGGAGAACCTATTTTATATCCTGCTTCTCACTCAAAAGCCGGCCAACCTTTGTTCTACAGGAGATTCATTCCTGCTAGACTCTCAGATAACCCTTACCTGTATAACGATGGTATGTATGAAGCTAACCTTCTGTCTCTACCTGAAAACCAGCGTAGACAACTCTTAGAAGGCGACTGGAGTGTAGCCGATGGTGCTGCATTCTCTGAGTTCCGTGCTCATATCCATACTTGTGATCCTTTTAAAATCCCTAGTGACTGGCTGAAGTTTCGTTCCTGTGACTGGGGATATTCTGAACGTCAGGCTACTTGCGTACACTGGTATGCTATGGACCCTAGGAATGGATCTCTTGTAGTCTACAGAGAACTCTATGTAAACAAGCATACTGGACGAGAACTAGCTGCCAAGATCAAAGAGTTGGAATTCGATGAGAATATCTCTTATGGTGTCCTAGATCACAATGCTTGGGGAAGTAATGGTGCTCCTGGTCCTACTCCTGCAGAAGAAATGATCAAGTCTGGTGTACGTTGGCGTAAAGCTGATAAAGGACCTAACTCTCGTATTGCTTCTAAGCACAGACTTCATGAACTCCTAAGGGTTGATCCCTACTCACAAAAACCTGGGATTATCTTTTTTAACACCTGTCGTCATATCATTGCGACACTCCCGATTATTCCTATGTCAAAAGAGGATGATGACATTGATAAGAAATTTGCTGACGACCATGCGTATGATAGCATTCGTTACGGTATTCAATCTCGCCCCAGCATCTCGACATGGGACACACCTAGATATAAATTCGCCCCAAGTGATAGCATCTTCGGGTATTGATAACACTAAGGAAATCACTTAATGGCTATTATTGACGGAAATGCTGACTCACTTGTTTCTATGAAAGATAGTACTACAGGTGATGACAAAATCCTTTCTTATGAAGAGGGAAGGACAGAGGCAGACGTACAGGAAGAAAACCAAAAACTGTCCGGCCTCGTTAGTTATATCGAAGGAAGATTCAACCGAGCTAAAACCCAGCGTCAGTATGATGAACAACGTTGGATGCAGGCTTACGATAACTACCGTGGTATCTATGGACCTTCTGTTCAATTCCGAGATACAGAACAATCCCGTGCTTTTACTAAAGTTACTAAAACCAAAGTCCTTGCTGCAGTAGCCAAAATCCAAGAGATCTTATTTGCTAATAATAAATTCCCTGTTGGTATTGAATCTTCTCCTGTTCCTACTGGTATAGCTGAATCTGTACACTTCGATCCTAAGTCGGCAGATAAACAGATCTCAGATCAAGGCGGGCAAGGTGGAGTTCAACCATCTGCTACTATTTCAAGAGTAGAAATCCTGAAAGAAACTGGATATCTGCAGAAGAAACTAGAGCCAGTAAAAGATCAGCTAAAGGAAGGCCCAGGATTAACTCCTACAAGTTTTACTTTTGAGCCTGCTAAAGATGCTGCTCGTGAGATGGAGAAGTTGATTCATGACCAGTTATTTGCCTGTAACGCTGACAAGCATATACGTTCTTTTGTCTTTGATATGGCTCTGTATGGTACTGGTATCTTTAAGGGTCCATTTTTGGTTGATAAAGAATACCCAAAGTGGGATGCTAAAGGCGTCTACACCCCAGTCATAGACCAGAGTGCAGAAGTCTCTTATGTATCCATCTGGGATTTCTATCCTGATCCTGATTCCCGGAATATGATGGAAGCAGAAGATGCTATCCAACGTCATAAACTCTCTAAGGTCCAACTCCGAGAATTAAAGAAACGGCCTGGCTTTAGGGATAAATCTATTGAGCAAGTTATTGATATGGGGCCTAACTATATCCCCATGGATTGGGAAGCCCACATCAAGGACTCCGGTACTTACTCTGATATCGAAAGGTATCAAGTCTTAGAGTACTGGGGAAGTATCGATAAAAAGATGGCTGAAGAAAATGGTCTTGAACTCCCTAAAGAGCTGAAGGCTAAAGATAAAGACACTATCCAAGTCAACGCATGGGTTTGCAATGGTATTGTAATCCGTTTGATTCTAAACATCTTTACCCCTGCTAGGATTCCTTATTATTCCTGTCCCTACGAATTAAACCCGTACTCTTTCTTTGGTATTGGTGTAGCAGAGAATATGGAAGATTCCCAATTATCCATGAATGGTTTCTGGAGGTTGGCTATTGATAATGCTGTTAAGTCAGCAAACGTTATCCTTGAGATTGACACTACTAACTTAAAAGCTGGTCAGGATTTAACCCTGTTTCCCGGCAAGGTGTTTGAACGAGAGGGTGGTCAACCCGGTACTGCTATCAATGCTATTGAGATTCCTAATCGTTCTCAGGAAGCAATGATGCTCTTCGACAGAGCACGTCAGTTAGCTGATGAGAGTACTGGTATTCCTAGTTATTCACATGGTGATACTGGTGTTCAGGGTATGACTAGGACTGCATCTGGTATGTCTATGCTTATGGGTGCTGCACAAGAGAATATCAAAGCAGTAGTCAGGAATATTGATGACTATCTCCTAGTACCTCTAGGTAGGGCTATGTTCGCGTTTAATATGCAGTTCAAGTACGATACTATCGAATACCCTAAGTACATCGGTGATCTTGAAGTAGTTGCTCGTGGTACTGAGTCCTTGATGCGTGATGAAGTTCGCTCACAGAAACTACTACAGTTCTTACAGGTGACTAACAACCAATTCGATCTTCCTTATATCAAGAGGGATTATGCTCTACGTGAGATTGCTGCGAGTATGGATCTTGATCCAGAGAAACTCGTGAATGATCCTAGAGAAGCAGGTATCCAAGCTGCTCAAATTCTAGAGTACCAGAAAGCAATGGGTATTGATCCTAATGCTCAACCACAGGGAGGTGGGGGTAATCCTTCTTCTGTCCCTGCTCCTAGTGATCCTACTGGACAAGGTGGTACGGCTACTCCTGGTAATGCTCCTGCTCCCGGTGCTCAAGGCAGTACTGCTAGTGGTGGTGGAAGTGCTAATGCTGCAATGGCTAATAAACAAAGGGCTGCTTAATGAATGAAAAAGAGTTAGCTCTCAAGATCGTTAATACTTTTGATAAAGAACATATGGATCTCTTAGATCAGGTTACTGATGTATTTATCAACCAAGCTAGAATGAACCTTGAGAACGCCCAGAGTTTTGACTTTGTTAATCGCCAGCAGGGGATTATCTTTGCAATGAGAAAAATGAAAAACATACGTAATGATGCTTTAGCCCTGTTGACAAAGGAAAAAATAAATGGCTGAGAAAAGAGCAATTCAAAGGGTAGTACGGGATGTTAATGGTGGACTAAGGACTATCTACGTTGATCTTGACACTTTCCTGGAAGTCCCTGCGAATGCTCTTGATCAGTATCGTATCGTCAATACTACTCCACCCCCTCCTGAAGAAGTCTCTGATGTAAACTCTCCTAATGAGGATGCTCCTAGCACTTCTCCCGGTGATTCTTTAGATCTAGAGCGTAGCCAAGGAGAACGTCCTAATGACAGACGCCAAAGTACCGCTCAAAGAGTCACTCAGAGAGAGAATCCACAAGGCGCTCCTGTCGGAAAAGTCTCCAGAGGACCTCTTGGACCTGCAACTCCAAGTACTGATATTTCAAGAAACCCTCAGGATACTCAGAGATCAAACACCTCTGAGAATACCTCAGGAAACAACACAACAAGAAACACTGATCCTGCCTCAGACGATAACCTAGGTGGTGGAGGTGTAAGTTATGCTAACATCGGTCCTAATAGACCCCATCCTGTTGATCCATCAGTAGAGGCTGCACTTGGTGGACTAGCAAACAGAACTACTCCTGGTAATATTGCTAGTATTGTTTCTGGTGATGTAAATCCTAGTGATGCTGGCTGGAGTGCTAAAGGTGGTAAATATTCTAAGAGTCATCGACATACTGATGAACTAGGTGCGGACTGGAAATCTGTTGATCCTGCTACTGGTAAGGCTGTTTCTGACCCCGTAGCTATCGGTGATGCAATGATGAATGCTGCAGCTTTGAACCCTTCTGTTGGGCTTGGCTTTGGTAATGACTACATGGGTCCAGAAACTATACACACAGATTTCACTGGTAAAGCCGGTATCTGGGGTGATGGCATAGGACCTAGAACCGCTGCAGGTGATTCAGGAAGTATTGCTGATAACGTGGCTTTCGCCAGACAAACTGGTATTGGTGCAACACCTTACTCGAATGCTCCAACTCCTACACCTTCTCCGGGTAATATCGACGAAGGGTTTGTTTCTCAAGACGACAGAGTCCTAGATCGTTCTGGAACTCCTAATAAAACTGGCCCTGTGAATATTTCTACAGACGCTCCTACTAGTTATTCTACCCCTGCTCAAATGGCTGCTCAAGGGTTGATCTCTAGAACACCTGCTGAACTAGGCGCTATTGCTATGACATTCGCTGGTGAACTAGGCACTGATACACTTAAAGGATTGGCTGCTAATGATCCTTTAGCCAGAACAGAGTTCGCTAATATGCTGACTTCCCTAGAGAACAGAGCACAGTCAAAAACATACAAAAGTATCGCTGATGCACTTCGACCTAGTCAGTACAACTCTCTAATGCAAGAAAAACTTCCTACTACTTATGACAACTATGAGAAGTTCGGTGGGATTATTTCTTCTGTAATGAATGATTTTTACACTGGTGCTCTACAGCCTACCTCATGGGATATCACAAGTTATTATAATCCCTCTGTTGTCACCCCTTCGTGGGCAAGTGCTATGGAAAATCCTACAATGGTAACAGAGCATTTATTTGGTTCTCTGCCAGAGTATTCCCCTAATACTGCATTCAGGAGTTCAAATGCTTTGATGAGTAATCCTCGACCCGACAACACTTTTGGGAGCACTGGTACTCCTGAGTCAAACCATAGCCTAGAACGAGAAAGAGATAACTCTTTAGCTGGCAGAGCCTCAGGAAGTAGGTCTTCTGGAGTTTCTAACAGTATGGGTACTCCTGGTTCTTCACCCGGTGGTGGCTGGAGTAGTCAAGGTGAAGGTGGTAGAGGTGGTACTTCTGGAGGTGGGTACTCCGGTAACTCTGGATCACAAGATTCTCCCGGCGAAAGTGGAGGTCGTCATGGTGGTTCTGGACTAGGTTCTCCATCTGATTCTGGAAGTGCTTCTTCAGGAAGTAAATCTAGTGGTACTCCGGGTTCAAGCCCCGGCGGTGGTTGGGGATCACAGCAGTCTGCTCATGATGCAGAAAGAGAAAGGGATAACTCATTATGATAAACGTCCCTGAATCTGGTTTTGCTGCTGTCAACTCCCAACGTAATGGTGGCCCTTATGCAATCCGTAAAGTAATTATCGGACCTAATGGACAGCCAATGACTGTTATCGTAGATGCTCGCACAGGGCAACAGCTTAGTTCAATGAACGGCTTTACCTTGATGGAGAATAACTACGTTAATCCTAACTCTCTTCAAACCAACCCTGCTGAACAACCTAAAGAGACTACAGCTCAGGATACTATCCAGCAGGGTATTAAACCTCCTGAGCAACAGAAGTTCCCTACTAGAGGTGAACAACCTACAGGGATTATCAACGGTGATAATTTTCCTAGATCAGAAACTAATAACTATGGTTACATAGATAAACCCGGAATAGTACGAGCTGCATCTTTCGCACCCGGTGCTCTTGGTTTAGCTGGAAAGGCTATAAACCTTGGTATCAATACTAACAATGCTGTCGCTACGAATGCAGCAAGGGATGCAATGGATGTACCACAGAACACAGGATTTGGATTCGCTAAAGATGTTGTTAAAGACAATAAAGGTCAGGTTGGAAGCTACAATATCAACAATCGTACCTACGCTGTCGGTACTGAAGCCATATCTCCCACTGGCGTTACTAATCTAACACCTAATGAAGCCAGAGTCCGTGGTAAAACTCTACCCGGTGGGATTGTTCCTGCAACTCCTGAACAGATAAAAGAACAGAATACTAAAGCTAAGGCTACTAAAAGAGATGGCCCAATACAGGCGATGCTTGCTGATGCTAAGAGTTTCTTTAGTTCCCTGTTTGATAACTCTAATGATAAAGACCACTTCCCAGATGCTCCTGAACCTGCCGCTCAAAGAGATGTAGGACCTAGGCAAGCTGGTGATGCTACTGATGAAGAAGCTAATAGAGGTGGTGGTGGTGTCACATCTGGTGGCACTGGACTATGGTAATAACAATTAAGGCTACGCCGAGAAAGGCCCCCTACTTATGATTTCAGAAAATAAATATCGGAATACTACTCGTGAAGAACAGGATGAAAAAGATCTTGAAGCACTTCGCACTCCTAAAGAGACTCCAGAGTCTAACCCTGAAGATGAAAATCTACCTCCTGAAGAGAAAACTTGGAAGAAGCGACACGATGATGGTCGTCGTTATCTCCAACAGCTCCAGAAGGAATGGGCAGAAAAAGAAGCTGCACTCAAAAATCAATTAGAAGAGTATGCTCAGAAAGAGTTCCGTCTTCCTAAATCTGACGAAGAGATTGCTGAATGGGAAGAGAAGTTCCCCGATATTGCTAAGACTATCGACACATACGCTATTAAACGTTCTCGTGAGAGCGAAAAGAAAATCGAAGAAAAACTAAAAGCTATCGAAGAACGTGAGCGTACAATCGCCAGAGCCGAAGCTTATAGAGCCCTTCTAGAGATTCACCCTGATTTTGACAGTATTAAAGATACTAAAGATTTTCAGGATTGGGTACAGAAGCAACCTCGTAGGATTATTGACTCACTGTACAAAAACGAAACTGATGTCATGGATGCTGCTCGTAGTATTGATCTCTACAAGCTGGACTCCGGCATGGTCGGTAAGAAAAGTAAAGGCGCTACCCAAGAACACAATGACTTGGCCCGTCAAGTAAAAACCCCATCCTCAGACGCACCAGAGAATAACAGACTTAAATTTACTGAGTCTAGTATTCTTAAAATGAGTGGTGAGGACTATGATAAATTTAAACCAGAGATTCATAAGGCTATGCTAGATCCAGCATTCTATGATATGTCTGGTGGTGCACGATAAAGACAACCTATAAACCTGGCCCCTCTTTGGAGGCAACCCAGTGGAATAGCCTCTTATATCTGTTAGAAAACTATCTCAAAACAAATATAAGCAAAAGGAATAAAACTAATGGCATTTTCAACTGCTGCTAACTATAACAACCTTCCTGGTGGCGTATGGTCCCCAGTTATTTTCTCCAAGAACATGCAGACTCGCTTCCGTAAGAAGTCTGTTGCTCAGGATATCACAAACTCAAGTTACTTCGGTGAGATTAAAGGCAAAGGTGATACTGTTCGTATCATGCTCGAACCCGAAATCGTCATCCGTGATTATGCCCGTGGCACTACTCTCGTAACTCAGTCACTCTCTGATGAAGACTTCCAGCTAGTCATCGATCAGTCAAACTACTTCCAGTTTGGTCTTGATGATCTAGAAGCTGCTCTTACTCATATTGACTGGCTAGAGAAGGCTTCGGATCGTGCTGGCTATAAGATGGCCGACGAAATGGATATGAACGTACTAGGCTATCTCTCTGGTTATCAATATGATGCTGATGCTGGCACATGGTCTGCTCGTACCACATACCCAGGTACTCTTGCTAACTCTAGCGCCGGTACAGACGAACTACTTGCTGCTAACAAACTTGTTCGCTCAAGTTTCATTTCAGGTGGTGGTGATACTACTTCTATCGCTATTGGTACTGCTGGCACTTATGATATTACCCCTCTGGCTCTACTTAACCGTATGGCTCGTAGGATGGACCTACAGAACGTTCCTAAGGATGGCCGTTGGGTAGTTATTGACCCTGTATTCAAAGAACTCCTAATGGATGAAAACTCCAAGTTCGTCAACAACGATTATGCTGCAAACCAGAATGCTGGTGGTAAAATCGAGAATGGTCGTCTTGGTAATGGTCTAATCCGTGGTTTCCGTGTTTACGAAAGCAACAACCTTCCTACAATTGGTACAGGCCCCGGTACTGCTGACACCAACGGCTCAACATCAAACTATGGTGTGATCGTAGCTGGTCATGATTCTGCAGTCGCTTCTGCACAGTCAATTGACAAGGTAGAACGTTTCCGTAACCCAACCTCATTTGGTGAAATCGTCCGTGGTCTAAACCTCTATGGTCGTAAGATTCTCCGTCCAGAGTCTCTTGTTCGTGCCATTTGGAACAGCAACGTAGGCTAACAGAAAGGATCATAGACTATGGCTACTATTTCTACACTATATAAAACTGGTGCTACTCATGCTTCCGCGTGGGGTTCAGCTACTCAGGCTTACTGCATTGAGAACACTATTG